CCTTTTCAGACTCAGTGCCGTTGGCGTCTGGGATGTAGCTCTGCGCCTGCGTGCCAGTACGGGTGACGACGGTGTAACCAGTGAAGTTGTCAATGCCACCTGCGCTCTGGACTGGCGTCCCATCCAAGTAGATGCCTTGCACACCGTTCTCGATGCCTTGGATCTCACCCTCGCTGATCAGGTCAAGGACGCTGGCAAATTGGACTGACTGCAGGCTGTCGTCAGCCTCTGATGGGACGTGGGTTGTACCACCGCCACCTTTGCCGCCACCGCCGCCACCTGCGCCCTGCAGCACGCCAAGGCCAGCGTTATGGACGCGGATCCCGCCAGCGATGAAGGTATGGTGCCCCTCGACGGTCAGGTTGTAGACGGTGCCAGCAGGTAGCTCTTCACGGCTAACGATGGGACGCAGGTGATTGTTCTCGTCCACCAAGCAGTCATCAGCGCCAAGGCTGCCGATCGCAACGAAGGCATTGAACTGGTTCAGCACCCAGTGATTCGGGGTTGCATCCAGTGACGCGCCGCCCCAAAGCTGGTAGCGATAGACGCGCTCGTTCGGGTGCTCATGCACCTTCAGGATCGTCGCCTCGTGCAGGGTGCCCTTGTCGTCAAAGCTAAGGACTTGATCGCCGGCCTGCAGCTCATCGATGCGACGTTGCCCGTCAGGCGTGCGCACCAGCGTGTGCCCCAGGAAGCATCCGCCACCACCGCCACCACCGGAACCTTGAAGCTGCGTCATTTCAGTTGCGCCACGTCAAGGCCGCTGGACAGGACAGCCGAGCCAACAAAAGCGCGGCCATAAACGATCGGCACCGGCATTCCCTGCTGGCTCGTGTTGACGATGCCGCTAAAGCTGAATGACTCCAGCCGGGCGGCTTCCTTGCCGCGTTGCAGTGCTGAGATGTCGGGCTGCGGGGACAGCATCTGCGCGACGCCGCCGAGGAGCAGATTGGCGCCAATGCCACCGATGGCCAAGGAGATGGCAGAGAACTGGGTTCCGAAAATAGTTGCAGCCACACCGCCGCCGATGCCGGGAGCAAGGATCGCCAACGCGACTAGTCCAATCCCAGCCAATATCTGCCCAAAACCTTGCCCAGCACCAATCAGCACCGGCGCAATGCTGAACACGTCCCGCTCAGACCATGGCAGCACCGCAACGCTGGCATCCTCTTGTGTGATGCGTTCCTTGCCAACGGTGACGCGGAAGCCCATGCCGGTCTGCTCAGAGTCGATGAGCCACTTGTCCAGGCCGGGAAAGTTGACGCACAACGCCTTGATCGCCTGCGCGGGCGTGTCCACTTCAAACTCGAACCGGCACTGTCCGAGTCGCTTGCGGAGTGCGCCGTAGACCTTAACGACTTTCATGCCGCAAGACCAGGGCAGTGCTCTTGACATAGTAACCGCCATACACGTCGCGGCTACTCAATCGCCCTTGCACATGATGCAGGATTTGCTGATCACCCAGGTAGATCGCCGCGTGGTTGGGCAGGCTTGCCGACAGTTGCATCAGGATCGCGTCGCCGTACTGCAGCTCTTCAAACGGCACCTGCCGGAAGCCCTGCGAGCGGTAGCTGTCGAGGTACAGGTTCTCGCCGCGCTCCCAGAACCGATCACGCCGGTCGAAGTCCGCCAGCGTCAGACCCCACTCGCGGCTGTACCAGTCCCGCACCAGCGAGTAGCAATCGACCACGCCAAACACAAACTCGCGGCCGACGTAGGGCAACTCAAACGCTGCAGGCTCGCAGCCGCCCCATGTTTCTGTCTTGGGGTTGACGATCACCCATGGCAGCCCGCTGTTATTGCAACCGATCTGATCCGCTGCTGATGGGACCGGCTGCGTCACCGGATGGCTGTGCACCACGGCCACGATCTCGCCCAGATCCTCGGCTGCTGCGTAATCCGCCGGATCCAAGACGAAATGCTCGTCAGGCGTGGCGGCGATGTTGCGGCACGGGTAGTAACGGCGCCGGCCTTTGACCACATGGATCAGGCCGCAGCACTCGCGGGGATCCTCAGCCTGCGCGTGCACCAGGATGTCAGCCTTGAGTGTGTCGGTCAGCTTCATCACTGGGTCAGACCCGCCCCTGGGAAACTGCCGAACGGCAACTCAGCAGTAGCCCCGAACCGCAGTTTGCAGCTCTCCACCCGCTTGCCACACACATCAGCCGCCAAGGTGCCAACCACTTGGTCGTTCACGTTCCAATAATTACTGCCGGTGTAGCCGCACTCAGCACCGCGATATTTCCATTGGCACACGTTCGCGATGATCTGCCGTTGGGGCAGCATGACACCGGCTAGGTCAAACTTGCTGGCTAGCTCGAACTCAACCAGGTCGCGGTTCTCGTTCGACTTGCGATCGACGTACCAGATCTCCGTGGGGAAGCGGGCATTAGGGTCAGCCGCTGCCTCGCCGTCGAGGAACTTTTTCAGCGTGCGGATCCGCCGCACTGTGGCGCCGCCCAGGTCGTTGCCGGGTGTGGTCGCATTGACCAGCAGCAGCAGCGTGGTCATGTCGCTGAACAGGTTGCTGATCCGCAGCGTCGGGCGCGGCAGGCTGCCAGAGCTGGTGTAGTCAAAGCCCGTCGCCTCGACCGGAAGCCTGACGTAGGTGTTGCTGGCAAAGACGATGTTGCCGGTAACGGCTGCATTGACGCCGTTGTGCCAGTAGTAGGTCGTACTGGCGCCGTGCAGCGTGGTGTCAAGCTGCAGCTCGAACAGCTCGATGATCGCGTTCGGACCCAGGACCGCCAGCTCTTCGTAAACGCTGCTGATCGCTGTCCATGTGACGCCGCCGTCTGCGATCGTGCTGCCGATGTCCGTCGGCCACGCTGGCTGTGTGCTGGCGCTGGTGCCTGCGACCGTGCAGCGGAACACCAGCCCGCTGGCCTGCGTCGTCGTGGCGCGGACAATGGCGCCGACTGCGTAGCTCGTGCTGGCTTGCCAGGCTGCGTAGGCCATCAGGGCTCGAACACCTCTTCAAAGGTGGCGCTGATGTTGTTGAAGTTGCAGCTCACCTGGCTGGTGTTCCAACCCCGGCAGACCCACTTCCCCGCATAACCGTTCGGATCGGTCCAATCGAACGACTCGACCGCACCACGCGCGCGCAGGAAGGTGAGGATGTTGTTGCGCTCGGTGTCGTCCCGATTGCTGAACTGCAGCGACCATTTCTTCGGCTGCGTGTTCAAGCCGTAGGCGAGCCGTTGCTCGTAGCCATCACCGAAGCGAACGCTCCTGACGATCGGCTGCTCTTCCAGGTCAGCGGTGAAGCTAGGCGTGTAGGTAAAGGTTGCCATCAGCGTGTGGTTGCGAGTAGGCCGCCAGGCCGTTGTTGCTTGACGATCTCAGCCTGCACTGCAGCACCGATCACGCGGCCGAGTTGGTTGGCGTTCGGACCATCACCCTGCACCTGGCTGCTGCCTGCGTCAACGTTCACGATCACATTGACGCCAGCGCCGCCAGATGCTGCCACGCCCAGCCGGCCATCAGCGCCACGGCGGAGCGGCATGATCGCTTCAGGGCCAGCCTCGCCCATCAGGCCAATACCCTTGGCAAACGGGAACATGGTTGGGCCGTTGACGATGCCGCCGCGGGCAAATGGCACCACGCCATTGGCTCCGTAAACGTTGCCGGTCGCGTTGAGCGCGAAGCCTGGGATGAAGGACTTCAGCGCACCAGCGCCGCTCAGGCCAGCGTTGGCTGATGCAAAGGTCCCGCCAGGCAGCAATCCTTGAATGAACTTCAGCAGCGGCGCGATGATCAGCATCCGCGTGACCATGCGGGTCAGATCCTCAACGATCGACAGCGCGAACTGGCGGAAGCTGAACGTGCCCGTCGTGGTCAGGCTGACGATCGCATCCTCGACTCCCTTGAAGCTTTGCTGAGACAGATTGGAAAGCGCATCCCGAACCGTGCCGATCTGCTCTAGGTATGCAGTGATCCCATCACCAATCCCGGCTAATGCATCCCTTTGCGTTTGTGCTGCATCGGCCACCTGCAACATCGCAATTGCTGTATCTCGCGCTTCGTTGCCGAGCCGCTCGTAGATTTCCGCAAGGGCACTCTGCTCTTGAACGTCCAGCTTTGCAATCTCAACACTTCGACGCCGTTGAATGTTCGCCTCCTGTTCAACGCTTAGCGCATCGCGTAGTTCACGGCTCGCATTTGCGCGAATTGTTTGCCGTCTTTCTTCATACTCAAGCTGTGTCTTGCGGACTGGATCAAGCTCCTTCAGCGTTCTCAATTCTGCCTGTGACTGCTTGAGCGCATCGCGAGAATCGGCCAAGGCTTCACGCGCTTTTTTGGCTGCCTCTTCTTTGTCTTTTTTGGACTTCTTGCTGGCAGATGCCGCGCCAGTGTCCAAGCCGCTTACATCAAGAACGCCACCCTGCCTGGTTGGGATGTTGGGCACAGCCGGGACCATCGCGCCGAACATGCCAAACGCTTGATCCAAGGCGCCCGAGATCCCACGGGTGATGCCGCTGACGATCTTGCCTTGGTTGAACGCTGCATCAATGCCAACGCCAAGGCCAGCAACCAATGCTGCGATTAGTCCGGGCTTGCTCTTAAGGAAGCCAGCAGCACCAGCCAGCAGGTTGGCAGCGGTCAATCCCTTAAGCGCCTTGATCAATGTGCCAGTGATCAAGATGGCAGCCTTGGCGCCGGCGA